CATTAACGAACTTCACTATTTTAGACGATTGCTATCATAAGAACCATCGTCAAAACCCCACCTCGAATTCATACTTGATATGATGATATGGTGGGGTTTTTTTTATTTCTTTAAATGGTCTTCGGTCAGTATTCTAAACTCGTAATTTCTATCCTTGCAATATTCTCTTGCAGCTTCCCATTTCAATTGATTAATACCATAAGTTCGTGCCTCTCTTAGGTACTTACCATAGTGTTTATTTTTCTTGGTCGGTTTCTTGGTTTGTGCTTTGGGTTTGACTTCTATAACCTCACACTTAATATCACCTTGGGCATTCTGGTATTTTATCCAGAAGTCTGGGAAATATCGATGCACCTTTCCATCAAGACCACGATATGGTATGATTATTTCTTCACTTGACCATTCCAATATAGAAGGATTTGAGTCACAATATTTCATGAATCGGAGTTCCCACATAGAACGATAGATTACCTTAGTAGGGTCACCTTTATACTTTTTATACTCTTTTGGTTTGAATCTTCCCTTGTAACTCATATAAATACCTTATACATATTAAAACTCACATAGGTATTTATAGATGAAATTCTTCAAACAGTTAAAATCAAAACTCCTTGGTTCAATCAAGGAAGACTTAAATAATGCACTTTCAACTAAACAAGGACTATTTAATTCAAAAATAGCAGGTGCATTAGATGACCTAATTGCAATGAAAACTGGTATTAATATATCAAATGTACCAGAAAAAATATCATCACAAGCATTAATAAGTGCAGAAGATAGAAGAGCAATCCAGAAAAAAACTAAAGATAGTATGGGATTTAATACTACTTCAACATGTACACCAAACTCCAGAAAAATATTAAGATTTCCTACAGATGATAATAGATTTATAGATAACTGGATTATATTTAGAACAGTAAAGAAAAAATATAATGCAGAACCTTATATACCAGATGCAAAAGAAAGAGATTTCTCCAATGGAATGTCAAATATATATGGTGATGGGAATGGGAGTGCAAGTTTTGGTAGACAGGATGGATTTGGTGCTTATGGATTTGGTGGAGTCGAAAATGGTGATGGTGGTATTAAAAGTGTTATGATGGATGACTATACGATTGCATTATATTTTCCTAATAATGTAAAAGATTCAGTTACAGTTGACTATGAGGCAAAAGATGTAGGATTAAGTGACATTGCAATGAATGAAATACTTAATAATGGTAATGTACTTGGAGTAATTGGAGAAGCTCCTTCTATGATTTCTGAGATGTATCAGAAAGCAAAACAAGAATTGATTGATTTTGAGTCATTTGAGTCTGGTAAAGTGGTAAGTAATCCTAAATTTAATACCTTTTCTGGGGTAGGATTTAGAGAACATAGTTATAGTTTTTCATTAAATCCATATAATGTAAATGATGCAAATGCAATTACAGCAATAATACATTCATTTAAATTACTCATGTTACCTATGTCAGCTGCAAAAAATAGAAGAAATTTATTAATGCCTGCAGAGTGGATGATAGATTTTAAAGGGCCTATATTAGGACACATAGAACATCCACAAAACTGTTTCTTAAAATCATGTGAAGTAGACTATTCTGGTGGTAAAGATATGTCATTTATTGAACAATTATCACCATCACAATCTGCAATAGAAGATGACCCAGAAACAAAAGATAAAGACGAATCAAGAGCTGCAATAGATGCAGCTGCACAACATTATCCTAATGGAGTCGTATTAAATTTAACATTTACAGAGATATTAAACATCGATAGACTTAGATATGTTGATAGAGTATCACCATATGCAAGAGGTAAAACTCAAAATACTCAGAGTGAATTGGAAAACTTCGAGAAAAAATTCAGAGGTGAACAAGATTCAGAGGTTGCTGCAAGACAAGCAGCTACAGAACAAACTAATGTAAGAGAACCTAGTGCAAAAGAAATACGATTAGGTTGGTCAACAGACCCAGAAGTAGCTGCAAATAATCCTAACATAAATTATAAACCGCCAGGAAGGGGTCAAGTCACTTCTGATGGAAGAATTGTTCAATATGGTGGATACCAGTAGGAGAGATAAATGACAGAAAAGTACTTTAGACATTATCCAACCATTAATTTTGACCTTAAAAACGATGGTAATTTAATCCAAGCAAAGGATATATTTCGTAATATAAGAGTATCTAGTGATGCAGAAGATGCCATTACTGGATATAATTATACTTATATTACAGACCAAGATAGACCAGATGTCCTTGCAACTAAACTCTATGGAGACCCTACATTATATTGGTTATTTTGGATGGTTAATCCTCATCTTGCAGTGCATAGTGACTGGCCTAAGTCTGCAAGTGTATTAGAAAAATATATTAAAAGAAAATATTCTGGTAAAGCATTGACCACTGAGCAGTCCACAGATATTGTTTCCAGTTCGGCAAAATTTTTACAGGGAGAGAAGGTAGTAGGTTCTACCAGTTCGGCCTTCGGATATGTTATTAAAATAGACCCAACAAACAACCAACTCATACTCAACGATATAGAAGGACAATTCGTAGTAGGAGAAACAGTCACAGGCTCCCAGTCGTCCAAAAGTTTCACTATTAGTTCGGTTCGGAATTTTTTAGACTCACCTCACCATTATATTAACTCTAAGGGTCTCAAAACCTCTATAAGTACAGGTAATACACCAGTCACCAATAGAGAATACGAAGAGAAATTTAATCAAGATAAGAGAGAAATTAAGTATATTAAACCTAATTATATCCCAGATTTGATTAGAGAGTTTCGTAGTATGATAAAGGAATAACATTATGGCAGTCACAATAGGTGATAATAGTCCCAATTCATATAGAATTCATAGTATTACTATTAGTAATCAAGAAGGTAATTCATATGAAATCAGTAATTTAATGCAGTCGTTTAGTATTACTGAGAGTATCTATCAGATGTTTCTTACTGGTAATATAACGATATTAGACGATATGAATGTATATAATCGTATCGGATTTACTGGACAGGAATATATTCGGATACATATCAGTGGAATACAGGGGAATGAAGAAGACCCACCTGTAGATGAGCATATTGACCAAATATTTAGAATATTTAATGTTAAAATGCAAGTAAATACTCCGAAGAATGCTAAACTACAATTATATACTCTAGAATTTTGTAGTCCTTTATTATATTCTGCACGAACTCAGAGAATATCTCAGGCATATAGAGGCAAGACTGGAGATATATTAAATAAAATATGTAAGGATAAATTATTATTTACAGAGAGAGAAAAAGACTTGACAGGCCGTGTGAAAGAGGGGACAGAACTCGGTAACTTCTTTAGTGTCTTCGAGCATAGTGGGACAGAGGTGATAGGTACTGTAATACCTAATTGGAGTGTCTTTAAGACTCTGAGATACTTGAGAGATAAGACCACAGACAACTCAAAGAACTCAAGGCCTTGGGGAAACTCTTACTACTTCTATCAGACAGCCTCTGGTGGGTTTCGATTCCACAATGTAGGGGATATGTTAACCAATAAGTATCTCAACGACTCAGTGACTTTCAGGCCACGATTCTCTGATGGGGATAAGACGCTTAACTATGATTTTGCCGATGGGACAGGGAATGATATACTATCTTATAATAAAGAAGACATTCATAATGTACTTCACAGTCATTTAGATGGTACTTACAGTGGTATTATACAGGTATTTGATACAAAAAGCAAGACGCTTAATGTAATTGATAGCCAATTTTCTCAGCAATTCCCTCTAGATGGAGACTCTAAGTATGACTATAAGGCGCTCTCAGTCGCTCCATCATTCAGAACTGCACCAGAAGTAATCAAAGTACCACCAGATGGGGGTATAGAAGGGAGTGAATTAGACCCAGCAGTTACCTTTGGAGATGCAACAAAGACTAAGAGTATCTTAGAGACACAGAGCGCCATCACCTTTGACTATGATAATCCCTTTAACTTTACCAATGGAGTGCATAAGAGTGGGAATATGGCAGGGTCTGATGCACCACAGAAGTTTGATAGAGATAGAGTTGAGAGATTATTCGAGAACAATAGAGTTAGTATCCAGATATCTGGGAGAACTAATATATCATGTGGTATGACTATTATGGTAGACATCAAGCAGCCCACACAGACAGCAGCTGATGTCAGAGATGAACTAACACATAATGGTAGGTTACTTGTAGAAGGTATTACTTTCGTAGGTACACAGGATGGTCTCGAAACGCAACTCTCATGCACCACAGATGGATATCAAGACAACATGGATACATTCGTAGACCATGAGATAGGAGTTGGAGATTAGTAGCCCTCAGCCACAGTGTTTTGGGACTCCTAAACTTTTTTCGCCATGCCTTTGAGATGGGGCCAAAAGTCTTGGGAAGTTGTGGGACTCCTAGAGTTTATCTGGGACTCCTAAATAATATTTAAATAGGGAGATTATATGTTAAAAAGTATATTAAATACCCATAGAACCATGATGTATGAATTCATGGAAGTAACTGGGTTAGATGATTATGGATTAGCATGGTTTTGTTTTTTGAAAGGTGTAATATTTGCATCTATTATAGTATGGATTTTTTAAATGAGAAGATGTTTTTTGAATAGTAAGATACATGGTGCAGTTTGTACCGATGTGGATTTAGATTATGAAGGTAGTATATTAATAGACGAAGACTGGATGGATGAGGTGGGACTCCTAATCCACGAACAGGTCGATGTTTATAATAAAACTAATGGTAACCGACATACAACCTATGTGTTACCACTACCAAGAGGTTCAAATGAGGTATCAGTCAATGGTGCTGGTGCTCATTTGACCAATATAGGAGATGAATTAATTATTTGTTCCTATTGTTATATACATGATGGGAGTGATGGACATAAAATGAAATATCATTCTCCAAGAATTAAAATAATCGACCCTAAAGACCGAATTTATAGAGAACTTTTGGGTCTGGACAAACCGAAACAGATAGAGGATAAGAAATAATGGCAAACTTTACAGGACTGGGAAGTAATTTCTACACAGGAGTGGTCGAAGACCGATTTGACCCACTATCCTTGGGTCGTGTTCGTGTCCGAATATATGGATTACATACCGATGATAAGAAATTAATCTCTACAGGTGATTTACCATGGTCTGATGTCCTTATGCCGACCACTTCTCCGAGTATTTCTGGGATGGGTCTTTCTCCACATGGTTTAGTGGATGGTTCTACTGTTATGGGATTTTTCCGAGACGAGGGAGATATGCAAGACTTCGTGGTGATTGGAAGTCTCTTTGGTAGACCCTCTGATAAATTTAAAATACCGAATAACGATGGAGATAAGGCAATCAGTCGTGGGCCCGATAAAGGATTTAATGACTCTCGTTATCCAACCAGAGAGGCATATTTTGCAGGCCCTGATGCAACAAAAAATTCTAGTACTGGAAGAAACTTTGAGTTATCCAGACATAGAGATGGAAATACAAGTATTGGATGGCCTTATAGACCGAGAGAAATAGAACAGAACTTGGATGGGTCTGGTACAAAAATTGATGGTAATGAGAGAGTAAGAAAAGTTCCTGGCGAGTCCTATCCAAAAGAAGAATATACTAAAAAACAACTTTCCGATGTCAATAAAATGGCACAGGGTGTTTACGATGCATATCCGAATAATTTTATTAAAAAATCAGAAGGTAGTACAGTAAAAGAATTACCTCGTAAAGGTAATGTTGGGCCAGTGTATCCTTATAATCATGTTATAGAATCTGAGTCTGGTCATGTCATAGAAATGGATGATACTCCATCTAAAGAAAGATTACACTTATATCACCGAACTGGTACAAGACTTGAAGTCCTTGCAGATGGGTCTCAAACTATGAAAGTCATGAACGACTCTTACGAAATAGTATTAAAAGATAAAAAAATATTAATTGCTGGTAGTGCAGATATAGAACTTGCAAATGGTGATTATAATTTAATTACTAAAAAAGGAACTAAGAAAGATGCTGGTAATGTATTTATTACTACCGATGGTGATTGTAATATTACTTCCTCTGGTGCAATTAAATTAAAAGGTAATGTATCATTAAATGGTACTAAGTACGATTAATGACAACCTCTAATGAACCAGTTAAAGTCCCATGTCCGAAGGTTGTTAAACCAACTGCTGATGACCTAGAAAAAATAATAATTTTTATTGGGAATCAATATGGTTGGGAATATATTAAACCTCTTGAAGAATTATTAGGTGCATTTCCTTTATCTCATTCTTGGGATGGTATTACTTTAGATATACCAGAATTAGAATGGGAAGGAAAAATACAATGTATTATTGAAGAATTTAAATTATATCCTTTAGTAAAAATTGCAGAAGTATTCAGTAAAATAATACCAGTTCCTTTAGTTGTTGTAGAACCAATTACAGGTATATCAGTTGATGTACCTAAATTAGTACAAGACCCAGATTACAAAGCAAAACTCTTAACAGAATTCCAAGAAGCTGGTGATGAGATATTAGATTTATTTGTTCCAGATTTTATTCTAGAAAACTGGGATGGTACAGATGGTATCGATGCACCAGCAATTAAAATGAGTAAAGCATGGAAAGAGTTTGTTGCAAAAATAAAAGAATTATTTCAAGGTAATATTTTTGGTACACTAGCAGAAATATTAAAAGACTCTGCTCTTGAAGCTGCAATAGAAGCAATTAAAGCAGTTGGAAGTCCATTCACAGATTATCTAGATTTATTAATAAGTTTGCCAGGCATGGTTGTAAGTGGTGGTCAATTAGATTTTGATACCGATGCATTTCTTATGGGATTAAAAAAACAATTTAAAGAAGCAGGTAAAGATTTCCAAGAAGAATTACTTGCATACCCTTTACCAGTAGTATCAGAAATAGCTCCTCAGGCAGAATTAGTAGGACTCGATTTACCAGAGACATTAGGTGACTTAATTGATTTAGAAGAAATAGGTGAGTTTAAAAAAGTAGATTTTCCAAACTGGAATATAGATAAGTTAAGAGACAGAATTGATAACTTCATAAGAAATCTACCTCAAATGTTACTTGAAGCAGTTCTAGAAAAACTTTCAAAATATCTTGGGATGCTTATACCATCTGGTATACCGATACCATTTACTCTATGTTCGTTCTTAGAGTTTCTTGGTTTTCCAAAAGAGATATCTGTTTCTAATCTAGTACTAGAAGGGACATAAATAATAGTATGAGTGATTTAATTGGAAACAAGACTAGTATAACTGCAAGACGATGGTATACAGACATCGACTTAAATTTGACTGCACATCCTAACTCAAAAGACTTAACTCTTAAACAGGATGTTGAGTCAGTCAAAAGGTCACTAAGAAATATTATGTTGACCAATAAATATGAGAGACCCTTTAAACCAAACTTTGGTGCAAATCTTAGGGGACTCCTATTTGAACTTGCAGATGATATTACGAAATATGAAATGAGGAATCAGATAATAGAAGCAATCCAAGATTATGAACCTAGAGTAAAAATTGACGAAATATATTTAAATCAAGATAGAGCAAATAGAATGTATGTTAATATCCACTTTGGGGTTAGAGGTGTAAGAGAACCTCAAGAAATTGAAGTAATATTACAGAGAGTAAGATAAAATGGCAGTCAAAAGTTCACAAGTCAATATCACCGATTTAGATTTCGAAGATATTGCAGCTAATCTAAAAGAATATTTAAAGGGTCAAAAGACTCTAAAAGACTATGACTTTGAAGGGAGTAACATTAGTTTACTCATAGACCTTCTTGCATATAGTTCACATGTATCAGCATTCAATGCAAACATGGTTGCATCTGAGTTGTTCTTGGATACAGCACAAATAAGAAAGAATGTAGTATCTCGTGCAAAAGAAATAGGATATACTCCTACGAGTGCAACTGCCTCAATGGCAACAATTGATTTACAGGTAAATAATCCTTTAATAGGTGGTGAGACTCCTACCTCGTTAACTCTTAATAGAGGTCATGAATTTAAAACAATATTTGATGGATTTAATTATCCATATGTTTTATTAGAATCAAAAACAATCAGTCCACTAAATGGTGTTTACTTATTTGAAGACCTTGAAATTTATCAAGGGTCTATGAACTCTGATATCTTTCTATATAATGGACAAATCCAAAATCAAAGATTTCCATTAACCGAAGAACTGGTTGACACCTCAAGTGTTACAGTTACAATAGAATCAACAGGTGGTTCATCATCTGCATGGTCTCAATCTACAGACATTAGTTCAGTGGACAAGAATAGTAAAGTATGGTATGTTCAAGAAAATGAACAAGGACAATTTGAGGTATACTTTGGTGATGGTGTCATTAGTGCAGAACCTTTGGATGGGGATAAGATTACAATCTCATATCTAGTAACAAATAAAGACCATACTAATGGTGCAACATCATTTACCATGACAGACTCAATTGGTGGTAATGCAGATGTAACTTTAATTAATAAGACTGCATCTTCTGGTGGTAAGGATAAAGAAAGTATCGAATCAATTCGATTTGCAGCTTCTAAGTTTTATACATCACAAAATAGATTAGTCACAGTAGATGACTACAAATCAAAATTACAAACATTATATCCTGGCGCAGATTCCATATCAGTTTGGGGTGGAGAAGATAATGAACCACCACAATATGGAAAAATATTTATTGCAATCAAACCTGGCCAGAATGTAAACAAATTAACAAGTTCTGAAAAAGTTTTACTTAAAGACAAATTAAAATCACTAAATATGTTAACAGTTAGACCAGAATTAGTTGATGCAGATATTATTGATATTATAGTCAATAGTAACTTTAAGTACAACCCTCGTGCAACAACTAAAACTGTATCTGAACTGGAAACACTGGTAAGGGCTGCAATCATTACACATGACAGTACCTATCTCAGTGGGTTTGATAGTATCTTTAGGCACTCAGTTCTAGCAAGAGACATAGACAGTGCAGAATCTTCGATTCTCTCGAACACTACAACTGTCAAACTTAGAAAAACATTGACTCCTACATTGGGTCAATCAAAAGGTTACACAGTCGAATTTGGTGCTGGTAACTCATTCTATAATCCACATACAGGACACAATAAACATGGTGGTGGTATTACGACTACTACTGGATTTACTGTATCTGGATTCACCGAAACATTCTACTTTGACGATGATGGGGAAGGAAACCTAAGACGATATTCATTAAGTGGTTCAACAAGAATCTATGCAGATAGTCAAGCAGGAATAGTAGATTATTCAAATGGTAAAATAACAATTAATGGTGTTAACATATTAACAACATCTAACACCGATGATACAATTCACTTTACAGTGATTCCGAATTCATATGATGCAGTTGCATTTAGAAGTAACCTTCTAGACATCAACACATCATTGATAAGTGTGACTGGTGCAACAGACACCATCGCATCTGGTGATACGAGTGCTGGGGTAGGATATACATCCTCATCTAGTTACTCCTAAACTATGATTCATGTGTATGCATGAAGTAACATTCCCACATGGTGTGGGTTTATAAAATGCTAAATTAGAGAGGAACTAAAAATGGCAGATAAAAAAGTAACAGCATTGTCCGACTTAGGGACAGGCATCGCAGGTGAAGACTTGCTTCATGTTATTGACGACCCTTCTGGTACTCCAGTAAACAAAAAGGTTTCAGTCAGTAATATTTTAAACAACCTTCCAGACTACCTTGGATTTGCAGATTCAGCTGAAGCAGTATCGTTCAGTTCAAACGCTGCAACTGCAACTGCTGGAAAATGGGCACACTACTTAACTTCAAGTTCAAGTGGTACAGACATCCTTACATTACCAAATGGTTCTACAGGACAAATCAAATACTTTGTTCTAGTAAGTGATGGTGGTAGTTCTCCAAGAGTAACTCCTTCTGGTACATTTACTGGTGGTTCATATGTTGCACTTGATAGTGCTGGGGACAGTGTACAAATGTTGTATACAGGTTCAACATATGGTTGGGTTGTTATAGGTGGTAACTCTTACACTGTAGCATAAGGATAGAATATGCCCATTCTCAATGATAGATTAACCGACCAACTTCATGAACTCCTACCAGAGTACATGCAAGAAGAAGGTCAAGGTTTTCAGAAGTTTCTAACTGCATACTTCGATTTTCTTGAGAAGGGTATCCTTATATACAAAGAGGGTACAGACCTAGAACAAATAGGTTTAGAAGATGGGGAAGGAAGTCTTCTTCAAGAGAGAGGAACTTTCGACCCATCTCCTTTATCTAAAGCAAAAATAAACTACGAACAAGATACAATAGGAAATGTTCAAACAGGTTCGTGGGAAATTGGTGAATATGTAGTTGGTTCAACATCTGGTGCAACTGCAAGAATCGATGTTATTGGTGAGACATCCAATAAACTATATGTCGAAGTATTTACCGAATCACAATTTTTACCAGATGAAACAATCGTTGGACAGAATAGTGGATACACTGCAAAGACAAGTTCTTTTGAGGGTGGTGCATTATTCGCTGCAAACAATTTATTAGATTATGCAGATGTAGATAGAACTACAGGAGACTTTTTGGAATACTTCCGAAGAGACTTTATGCCTTCGATTGATACAGATATTCTTGCAGATAAAAGATTACTTGCAAAACACATTAATAATATCTATCTTGCAAAAGGTAGTATGGCATCATATGATTTTCTATTTAGAGTTTTATTCAATGAGGATATCTCAATTAGTTATCCAAAAGATAATGTCGTATCTCCATCCAATTCAAAGTGGACAGAATCAACAGTAGTACATTTACATTCAGAGAAAAATTTACTTGATTATGCAAAAGGTAAAATAGTTAAAAAGAACATCGAACAAAAAGTAATCACCGAGATACAAGCAGATACAATTACAAGAGTTACTTCTGGAGAAGGAGATAATGTTTACCGAGTAGTAATCATGGAGCCTTTTATAGGTTCATTAATTATTGGTGATACAGTAGAATTACAATCAAGAACAGATAGTGCAAAATTTTATAATGCAACAGTCAGAGGTATAATATCAGACCTTGACGATACCGAAGGTAATGTTTTAATTAGACTTGAATCTGGAACAGGTACAGGATTTTTTGCATCTGAGTCCGATGACTCAGAAGGTATCGAATTAGAATCTGCAACCTCAAATCCAGTTGCTGGAACAAACAACTTAATTCTTTTAGAGGAAGGAACACAAACAGATAACTCCCTCAATGAGGTTCATGGTAAAACACCAATCATGGTTAGAGAATCAGTTAATACTGCAAACTCAGAAGCTGTAATTGGTGGTGCAATGAAATCCGAAGAAGTATCAAGAGGTGCATTGTATACTAACTCAGAAAATGTTCAAGTTAATTTACCACAATCAGAACTTGGTGTTGGTCAGTTTGCAAAGACACTTGTAGGTGAAGTACAAGATTCTAAAGTAGAAAAAATTATAGTAGACCCTAGTAACAGAGGAACAGGATATAGTGATGGAGACCTAGTTGTATTTGATAATACCGATTCTGGTGGAACACTTGCACAAGGTGTAATTACATCTACATCTGGAGATATACTTTTAGAAAGTGGAACAACATTTGGTTCATTTGAATTTACTGCTGATGCAAACCAAACTACATTCTCTGGAAAAGACAAACACGATAATCTTTTAGTTTACGATGCAGAAAAAGTTATGGTCAGAGTTAAGAGGTCAGATGAATCTCAGAACATAACTGCACAGGGTGGTTCAGTTTCATTCTCAGTATTTGAAGAAGTACGAGGAGCTGCAAATATAGGATTGAATGGTCAGTCAATTGTTTTCCTAGGAGACTATGCAAACAATACTCATGCAAAATATGTTGGACAGGCTGGAACAGTTATAGAAGTATTTGCAGAACCAGAAGAAACAACTTTAATTCTAGAAGATGGATTACAGTCAACAGGAGAAAACAAATTACTTTATGACCAGTCTGGTGCAAACCCAACAGGTTCAGTATCAAGAGTTAGAGTCACAACAAGTGGTGTAGGATATACATCTTTACCTAGAGCATATGCTGGTGGTGAAGTATTCTATTCAGAAAAAATCACACCTAACTTTACAATCGGAGAAAATATTACATCTGGAACTACGACAGGAGTTTTGGTTGACCACGATAAAGGTGCAAATAAACTTGTCATAGGTAAACTACAAACTACAACAGATACATCCACTTATGTTGTAGGTAATACAGTTACAGGAAGTGTATCTGGTGCAACTGCAACAGTGACACAAAACAGTTTTACAACAGGAACAGGAGTTAAACTATTACCTTATGGGGATAGTATAGGTCAGATTGGTTCACTTAGAGTTATAGAAGAAGGAAACCATTTTGACAAGTCCTCTGGTATCCCAGAGTTTAGACATCATTTTATTTTTGGTAGAGCATCTGCAACACCTATAGTTGATACAACAGTAACAGGAGACTTTAGTAATGCAACAGGTCAGATTAAATTTGTAGACAACGATAAAGGATTAATCTCTATAGATGTTACAGAAGGGTTCTTTAAAAACAATGAAACATTAACTGCATCCGATGGAAAAACTTTTCAATTACTAGATGGTAATCCAGCAACAGTCAGTGCAAAAAATAATTCTATTTCTAAGATAGATGGAAACTATACAAGTGATGTGGGTTTTGCATCGTCTACTGCAAATAGAATTCACGACTCGAAATTTTATCAAGACTTCTCATATGTAATTAAAGTTGGTCAAAGTATTAATAGATATCGTTCAGTTGTACAACAACTATTAAATCCAGCTGGTACAATTTTCTTTGGAGAGGTTGTAATTAAAAACCTAATTCAAGCAAGTGCAATCACATATCGTTCTGGTTCAAACACAGAAGGGTTTGATGGAGATAGAGTTACTAGGTCATTTATACCAACACTTATTATTGGTTCTAAGATTGACCCAGCAAAAATTATTTTAGAAGAAGGAACAGTTGCATCTGGAGAAGAAGATGTCTTCTATGCAGAAGAACAAAATATAATTTTAGAAGATACATCTGGTGTTGCAGTAACAGAAAGATTTATTGCAGATGATAGATTATCATTAGCAATTAGTACAACAGGTATGTCTCCATCTGGTTCAACATCATTTACAGTTGGTGAAACAGTATCACAGAATTTATTTAAAACTGCAAGTGGTGATATTGGAACAATTCTAGGTAGAGTTGTATCAAGTAATAGTACAACATTAGTTATAGACCAAATCAGACCAGACCATACTGCAATGAAACAATTAACTTCCGAAGGTGGAAGGTCTGGTATCTATAGTCTATTTAAAGAAACACATGGTGATTGGAAAACAGACCAATCAGATACCGATATAGAATTTGTACATGGTATCGTTGGTCAATCGTCTGGTTCAAAGGCAATAGTCAATACAGTAACAGATGCAAGTGTAAAAACAGACCAAGGTTCTGGTCAAGCATTTATTGTTGGAGAAGATATTACAGAATCCGATGTTGGATTATATGACAGAATTATTCGTGCAAATGTAACTGCACATGGTCATGAAGTAGTTAAGGAGATAGAGATATATCCTCACTATGCACATCACCGAATCTATTATAACACTTTAGACAATGCATTGTCAATAGGTCAAACCATAAAAAATAATGGTAAGTTAGGTCGTGTTATGGAACATGATACAGTTAATAAATTTATCATTGTCTGGTCTGGCTCAGATGCATTTGGTTCAAATGTAGGAAACTTTACTGCAAGTGCAGTAACAAATGAATCTGGTGGGACAACACACTTCACTGCAACATCAATAGAAATGCATCATGTCCACGAGATGATAGTAGACTTTTCTTTAGGTCATAATTCTCCAGTAGTAACTCCACCTCAGAACCAAGTGGTTGACCCAGAGAATAATATTGGTGCGCCAGGCACACTTGACCCTAATGCATTCTTTAAAGCATCTGAATTCTATGAAGGTGCAAACAGACAACAAAGAAAGAACATTACAATATTAAAAACATTTGCAAGTGCAAATACAAAGTCTGGTAGAACATTAACAGTAGTTCCAATATCTAAGGAAGATGCAAACCAACAAGGATTAAGAGGTAGTGCAAATGCAACTACAATTGCAACAGTTGGTGGATTAGATTGGGGTGAAACAATTAAGAGTGCAAATAGAGATTCTATAATTAATAACCTTGCAACAGGAAATAGTAATCACTTAGTTCCATCCGATGCAAAAAGAATCAACTCAGTTGCAAATGTTGATGAAGAATTTATTATAACAGAAGATGGTTCATATTTAGTAGAAGAACCAGACCATGGTTTCTTGATGGCAGAACCAGAACCAGAAAAATATAATTCATATACTACATCCGATGGTCATTATTATGTTGGAGACCTATGGTCAGTAGACCCAACAGAAGAACTAACATTAGAAAATGGTGGTCGACTTGCACTAGAAGAGGCAACAGATTTAGAAAAACGAGAAAGATTTGTGACCGAGAGGTCATTTAACTTAGGTTCATATTTTACTATGACCGAAGACCAAGATACACTTATATTTGAGGATGGTGGTAGAATCATTCAAGAAAATGCAGTTTCATTTGGTGAACCAGTCGAAAGACTTGGCCCAACACTGGGTGACCTTGCAAAAATAGGATTCTCTCAAACCCTTAAATTTGAGGAAAGGATTACACAGGAAGATGGTGATAACATTCTCATGGAGAGTGAAGCAGGTAGATTACTTGTAGAAGCACCATATGAAGGTGTAAAAATTAGTGATATAAGTACTTTATATCCAAAACAAAGTATTTCTGATTTACAGGAACACAAAGGTAGAACAATGGTATTAAATTATCCTGCTTCTGTACAATCTGGTGTATAAATACATATAAATACTTTAATAGAAATTATTTTAACTTAGAGGAAAGGATAAAATGGCAGCGATAATTACAGAGAAATTTCGTCTCCACAATGCAAAGGAATTCAAACAAAGTGCTACCGAGTCTGGTAATGCAATGTATATGTTTATTGGAAGACCTTTATCGTGGGCAGATGATAATAACCCGCCTACTCCAGTAGACTCTCTAAACGATGAGTATGATGCATATGCAAGTATGACAGCATTGAAGAAGGTGTCAACAACAGATGTAAGTCATGCCATAATCCGAAGAGACTGGACATCAGGCACAGTATATGACGAGTATCGTCATAACTATACTTCAAGCAACACTGCAAGTAGTGGTGCATCAACCCTATGGGCATCAACATTTTATGTTGTCACCAGTGATTACAATGTATATAAAGTAATCTCAAATAACAATGGTGCAAACTCAACAGTAATGCCTACAGGTACTTCAACTAATATCTTAACAACAGCAGATGGATATAAATGGAAATTTATGTATTCTATTTCTGCATCCGATGTTATTAAGTTTGTAACCTCAGACTTCATACCAGTAAAAACAATTGGTGCAAAGGCAGCGGTTGATGGTGAAGTTGGTGCATTAGGAAGTGCAGCTTCAGATGATAACTCTGCACAATGGGATGTAGAGAATGGTGCAACAGATGGTACTATCGAACATGCAAGAGTCACAGCTGGTGGTTCTTCATATGGTTCAGATGGTAACTATAATGTTGCAATCAGTGGAGATGGTGCAAGTGGACAATTACAAGTAACAGTAGCATCTGGTGCAATTACAGCAGTAGCAGTAAATGCAGTAGGTTCTGGATACTCAGTTGCAAGTATTGATAATAGTTTGTTAAGAACTGCAACAAGTTCATCTGGAACAGGTGCAACTTTTGATGTAATCGTCAGTCCTAAAAATGGACATGGTTCAGATGCAGTAGAAGAACTAGGTGGAAACTATGTCATCGTTAACTCTCGATTAGAATATGCAGAGGGTTCTGGTGACTTCCCAACAGATAACGATTTTAGACAAATAGGTTTAATTGTAAACCCAACTAATGCTGGTGGTAATACTTTATCAAGTGCAACAACACTAAGTGCATTAAATAGAATTACATTAGCTACTGGTGCAACAATGCCAGCAGTAGATGACACAATTGCAAATGCATCTTCAATTACTTCTGGAACTGCAACAGGTAAAGTAGTATCTGTAGATTCAACTAACAGATATGTTTACTACTTACCATTTGTTGATTCAGTAGGAAATTATAATTCATTTGCAAATAGTAATGGTGTCTTTGTAGGAAGTACACAGAAAGGTACTATTCTTGCAAGTGGTGGTGTAAGTTCTGCTTATCCAGAAGTTCAAAGAAACTCTGGTGATATTGTTTACTTAGAGAATCGTGGTGCAGTTGCAAGGGCAGCCGACCAGATTGAGGATATAAAACTAATTATAGAAATGTAGGATAACTAACAGTGGCTCAAAAAACAGACCTAAATGTTAGTCCTTATTACGATGATTTTGCAGAGGATAAGAGTTTTCATCGAATCCTCTTCAAACCATCTGCAGCGATACAAGCTAGGGAACTAACACAATTACAATCAATACTTCAAAATCAGATTGAAAGATTTGGTTCTCACATGTTCAAGGAAGGTTCAATCATCCTTGGTGCAAGAACTAACTATGACAATCAATACTTTGGAGTAAGGGTTGAGGATACAAATCCAAATGGAAGTGGTGTGTCTGCCACTGAATCTTTTCGTGCAGACTCAGTAGGTAAGTTTTTTAGAGGACTTACATCTGGTGTTGTAGGAAAGGTTGTAAATTCAAGTGCAAAAACTACAGAAGATAGTTTAACATTACATGTTAAGTACCAATCGTCTGGTAACTCTGGTACTACATTTTATACAGAGTTCCAAGATGGTGAAATACTAGATGAGGTAACACAAGATTCAAATGGTCTTGGTGGTTATACATCTGCATCATCAAACAATCAATTTAAAGTTTACTCAGTAGCAGGTTCTACAGATGTAGGGTCTATGGCGGGTTCAGCTGCAAGTATATCCGAAGGTATTATATACACACGAGGTAACTTTGTCAAGGTGCCTGCACAAACAATTATACTAGAAAAATATTCTAATACACCATCCTACAAAGTTGGTGTAGATATTGCAGAAACACTTACAACTTATACAGAAGATACTTCATTACTAGACAATGCAGCTGGTTCATCAAACGAAAATGCGCCAGGGGCAGATAGACTTAAATTCCAATTAATCCTTGCAAAGAAATCTTTAACTGCAACCGACTCAACAGACTTTATAGAACTAATGAGATTGTCTGCTGGTGAAGTAGTTAGAAAACAAGAAATTACAGAATACAATAGAATCCAAGAAACTCTTGCACGAAGAACATTCGATGAATCTGGAGATTATACACTACAACCTTTCACTCTTGCATTTAGAGAACATCTAAATGATTTATCAAATAATGGTGTATATACTTCAAGTGCAACTCCAGCTGGAGATGAATCTAAATTTATTGGAGTAGTATCTGCTGGTAAATCTTATGTAAGAGGTTTTGAAGTAGACAAACAAACACCTTCATTTATAACTTTTGATAAGGCAAGAACAACTGCATCAAAAGATAATGTTGCATCTGCATTTAGAATTGGTAACTTCTTAAAGATTAATAATGTATATGGTCTACCAGATATTGGTGATACTGGAGACTTAAGTGCATTCTCAACAGTCACACTTATGGATACTGCAAAAGGTTCAGTTGCAAGTGATGATGGTGGTGGAAATAAAATAGGTTTTGCAAGAGTAAGAGCATACGAAAACTTTGACTCATCAAGTGATGCATTGCATTTATTTGATGTTCAAATGTTTACTAAATTAACAACAGCTTCAGTATCACTTTCTAAAGGTATGAAAGTTAAAGGTACTGTATCTGGTGCAACAGGTATTGTTGCAGAAGGAGTATCAAGTGGAACAACAGTATTATTACATAGTGTTGTAGGAACATTTAACACTAGTGATACTTTAAGAAAAATTCAAAATAGTTCTGGTGGTGTATCAATTAGTGCAATCAGAACATTCGATATTGGTAGAATAAGAAGAGTACATCAAGATAGAGGAACAGGTGTCTTCCAAGAATTTGGTGCAGATGTTTTATTAGAAGACAACTTTACATTAACAGGTAGTGCATTTGGTACTGTCGATGGAGATAGTGCAAACGATACAATAACAGGTGTTGCATCTAAGTTTAGTTCAGAATTAATCGAAGGGGATAAACTATTGTTCCCAGATGGTAGTACTGCATCAGTAGTTTCAGTTACAGATAATGATACAGCAGTAGTAACTGATTTAACTGCAACATTCAATGGTACAGTAGTAAGACAAAGAGCTCAGTTCTACAAACCAGACCAAACAGTTGCAATATCTGGATTACCTAATTCTGGTATCAAAGATATTTCAATTGAAACAGAAGTTGTAAGAAGAGAAGTAATCGTACAATCAAGTGGTACAGGAATATGTACAGTATCATCAACAGATGGTACATTCGTTGCATTCAACGAAGATGATTATCATGCATCAAGAAGTGATACAGGTGCAAAAATATCTTTATCATCTAGTGATGTATCAATCAGTAATGGTTCAAACACTGGTACAGTAAACATCGATGTAGGTGCTAACAATGTTAATTGTAAAGTTATTGTCACAGTACAAAGAGGTTCAGTATCAGAATCAACTAAAACATTAATTAAAGGTGCAGTATTAAATGTTAACACTGCAAACTCAACTGCAAATTATGGAACATCATATCAACATCAAGATATTACATTAGGTGTATCCGATGTCTTTGCAGTAAGAGGAATATTCGAAGGTGGTAATGCAGTATCATCTGGTGGTGCAGCTGCATCAACAGACCCAGTACCACCATCATTCACATACACAGCAGATGCTGGAAGTAATGCATTATCTACAGGTGGTGTAGAAGTTATCGGTGATGTTTCAAATGCAAGAGGTATAGTAATTGAAAATGATTCTAATACTGTTTACTTCTATTATAAACAAGGTTCTGGTAAATTCCAAAATGGTGAAGGTATAACTTTTACAGATGGAGTTGCAAAATCTGGAACAATTAGTAATCTATCAAATGGTTCAAAAGAAATTACAGATAACTTTGTATTTGACGATGGTCAAAGAGATGGTTTTTATGATGTATCAAAAATTACTAGAAAGACCGCTGCACCAGCACCTAATAATCCATTGATGATTATTGTAGATTTCTTTACACATTCTGGTGCTGGTAATGTATTTACTGGTAATTCATATGGTACTCTTGCATTTGATGAAGTACCAAGTTATGTTGCAGATAGATTTGACCCAAGTGCATCGTTTGATGCAGATGGTGAGTTCCATCTTGCAGATGCAATTGACTATAGACCAGTTGCAGCTAGACTGTTAACTAATCAACCAGATGCAGATATAGATGGTGGACAAGATATATCTAATATATCTTCTTTACCAATGGCATATAATTCAACTTCATTTGAAGGAAATGGTTCTTTCAATCCAGACCTTGCAAAGATTGGTTCAAATATTACAGTAGACTACGACCACTATCTTGCAAGACTTGATAGATTGTTTTTGACTGCATTAGGAGAGTTTGTAATAGTAACAGGTGAACCTTCCGATGTACCTAAGAAAGGTGCAAAGGTTGATAATGCAATTGAAGTTGCAGAAATATTTGTACCAGCATTTACTCCAGATGTAGGAGAAATACAAACACAATTAGTACAACATAGAAGATATACCATGAGAGATATTGATGGTATTCAAAGAAGACTAACACAATTAGAAACAGCAGTTTCACTTTCTATGTTGGAAGAAAAAACAGAAACATTACAAGTTTTAGATGACGAAGGATTTGATAAATTTAAATCTGGTTTTGTTGTCGACCCATTTAAAGGTCATGGAGTTGGAGATGTATTCCATCCAGACTATGGTATTGCAGTAGACCAGAGAGAAGGTATTGCAAGACCATCACATAGAACAAATTATTTTGATATGCAATTTAATCAAGGCATATCATCCAACATTACTAAGAGTGGTGATTTACTTACATTACCATTTACAGAAGAAGCACATATCACTTCTAACAAAGCATCACAACAGGTTAATGTTAACCCATACGATGTTGCAAACTTTGTAGGGAGAATGGAACTAAGTCCAGACAAGGATGTCTGGCATGATATGGAAGTGCTTCCAAGTATTACTACTTCTCAAGAAGGTAACTTTGATGCAGTATTAGCTGGTGTTGAAGTAGGAACAGTATGGAATGACTGGCAACAAACATGGTCTGGTGTTCCATCTGTAACAAACCAAGTAGGTAATTTCTTAGAGAACAATATGCTAGGTGATGAACCAGAAGAGTTCGAATTACTTAGAGGAAGAAGATTTAGAAGAAGACGAAGAAATATTAGAAGGGGTAGAGGAAGACGAGCAGTAACAACTACACAGGTAAGAACAATTCCAACAAGAGAAAGAAGAAGTGGTATTGTAACGAATGTTGTAGAAGATATTACAACTACAAGAAATGACAGAGTAGTTGGTGTATCTGCAATCAACTTCATGAGGTCAATTGATATAACAATTTCTGGTGAGTTGTTAAAACCAAATACTGCATTGAATGTATTCTTTGATAACATCAATGTAAATGCACATTGTACTCCATCATCTGGAACTTATGGTGTTGGTGGTGCAACTGCAAAAGGAACAAAACTTAAAACAGATAACCAAGGTAAACTAAGTGCAGTCTTTACAGTACCAAATGATGATACATTACGATTCGAAACTGGTATAAGAACTCTTAAAGTTACCGATACTGATACAGTAGATGATGCATTATCAACTACATCTGCATTTACAAACTTCATGGCAAATGGTTCATTGACTTCTACACAAACAGAAGTTATTTCTACAAGAAATGGAAGAGTAACAACTGAATCAGTAAATGAAAGTAGAGCAAATCAAATTGTTAATGTTTCTACTACAACAAGATGGGTTGACCCACTTGCACAATCATTCCTTGTAGAAAAAGAAGAAGGTGTATTTATAAACTCTATTGAAGTATTCTTTAGTGCAAAAGATGGTGGTGGATTACCAGTAACATGTTCTATTAGACAAATGTTAAATGGTTCACCAACTCAGAAAGTATTACCTTTTGCAGAAAAAACATTATATCCAAGTGAGGTTAGTGTCAGTGCAAATGCACAAACACCTACTAAGTTTACTTTCCCAGCACCAGTATATCTGAATCCAAATACAGAATACTGTTTTGTACTTGAGTCAAACTCAAATGCATATTTAACTTGGGTTGGTCAGATGGGTGATTTCGATGTTCATACAAAAGAACCAATCGATAGACAACCATATGCTGGTGTGTTATTTAAATCACAAAACAGTTCAACTTGGACTCCAGAACAATTACAAGACTTGAAATTTAACATCAACAGATGTAAGTTTAGTTCAACATCTGGTAAAGTAGTTCTAGAAAACAAAGCAATACCAAGTAAAAAATTAAAGAACAACCCAATCGAAGTTATTGGAACAAGTGACAGAGATAGAATAAAAGTATTCCATCAATCACATGGTATGTATGATGGTGATTCTAATGTTGTAATCTCTGGTGTTGAAGGAGATAAAGATAATGGTATCTTAACTGCAACATCAAATGCTTCTGGAACAGGTGCAGCTGGTTCTTATACAGGATTATCCTTAACTGGAAGTGGTGGTTCTAGTGCAACAATTGATTTAGTATTGAATACTAATACAAGTATTAGTTCACTTAAAATTAACAACCCAGGCTTCAACTATACAGTTGGAGAATCATATACAATTTTACAAAATCAAGTTGGTGGTTCTGGTGCAACAACTTTTGCAACAATTACAGTTGCATCTGTTGAAGACACATTGGGTGGAATACCAATCAGTAAGATTAACACAACTCACACTGCAATACAATCATTTGATTTAGATTCATATGAAATAAATGTTGCTCTAGGAGACCATTTGGGTGGTACAGACAATGTAAAAGGTGGTGGTGTTAATGTACTTGCATCAGAGAATATGTACTATGATGTAGTTCATACTTTAGTACCTAATGTAATATATCCAAAAACATCTTTAGGTTCAGAACTATTTAAAACAAGTACAAACCAACCACAAGGTACAGGAAATAGTTATTCTATTGCAAATGCAAGTCAAACAATTGTATTGAACGATAATAACTTTATGACTACATCTGGTATTGTTGCATCTCAGATTAACGAAACAAATGAGATGGGTTCTGCAAAATCATTTAAGTTAGAACTTGATATGACAACTGAATCTGATTTTGTATCACCAGTTGTTGATGTAGGTTCTATTGGTGCAAACACTATTATGAATAGAATTGATTCAGTAAGTTCTTCTGGGGATGTTGCAAATAATACACAATATGTAGCATCAGAAGAACCAGAAGGAGATAACAACGCTGCAATCTACTGTACAAGATTAGTACAATTAGAAAATCCAGCAACTCAATTGAAAGTTATCTTTGATGGATTCAAACCAGCTGGAACTGCATTGGGTGAAATTAAAACATATTACAAACTATTAAAAGCAGATAATACTTTACCAACAGAAGAACTTGGTTGGACTGAATTTGGAACAGAGAATGTTCCAGATGCAGACTCAAGTAAGTTTAGGTCATATGAGTATGATGCAGATAATTTAGAAGAGTTCTTAGGATTTGCAGTCAAGATTGTGATGAAGTCAAAAGACACAACACAACCATGTGCAATCAGAGCATTTAGAGGACTAGCACTTGCCTAAGATTAAAGGAAAAGAACATCTTATAAAAGATGAATATTCGAAAGCAGTTATAAATACTGATAAGGATGCATATACTTTGTATAAACGAAGAAAAACAATTATGCAAACAAAAAACAATGAGATACAACAATTAAAGTCAGAAGTCTCAGAATTGAAGATAATGATGACACAAGTTTTGGAAAAATGCAATGGCAAAGAATGTTAGTAACAATCAAACTTTAGAAGAGTTTAGACAATCCTATAACAATCTCGTAGATGAGGTTGGTGGATTAGGTACACTTAGAACAAGTCAAAAAGGTTCACTAGTAGATGCAGTCAATAGTATCATTGACCAGTATTTCTTTTTCCAAGATTTTGAGTTTGATGGTTCAGATGGTACAAGTTCAAACAGAACATTTAGTGGAAACGATAACTTTGGTGAATCTTTAAAGTACTCTGTTAATAGAGTATTAGTATTTAAGAATGGTGTACTACTCAGAAATGGTACAGACTATTCTGCAACCAATGGTACAAGTATTACTCTTGCATCATCAGCTGCAAACTCAGACATTATAAGAATTACATCCTTTACAGGTTCATACGAAGGTGTTGCTGGTGCAACTCAAGGTGCAGTAACACAATGGACTAAGACTGGTGCTGGTTCTATTTA